CCGATGCTCATGAAGTCAGAGCCTCCGCCACCTGCACCGTACCACTTACCGGCGACAGACCCTGCTGCGGAGATCAGGCTGCCGGTGAAAGCGTTGCTGCCTCTCGTCTTTGCTGCTGCCCCCTGTGCTCTGCTGAGCACTGCACTCTGATCAAGAGCAGAGGCCTGCCCTTCGTAGTTCTGTCGGATTCGCATTGCGTCGACGTTGCCGAGCAGGGAGGTGTCCTCTTGGATCTCAAGAGCAGATCCGCTCTCAACATCGGCTCCTCTCGCGGCCATGGCTGCACGTTGCTTGGCCAACAGGCCTGCAGTCTTCATGCGCTGGTCGTTCTCGGCCTCGATGCCTGCGTTGCGGGTGGCAGTGGCTTCGTTCTCTGAGACGCGGGCGTTGTATTCCTGTACGCCCTGCTCATACTTGCCCTGTGCCTTCGCCTGCATGCCCTGCATAATGGTCGACGCCGCCATCATTGCCAGTGTGACACTACACATTGTCCGCCCTCTCTAAATGAAACTTGTGGAACAGCTCACCTTTTACTCCTGCAGGTGCTGCCTCTTCCAAGGTAAATCCTATTCTCTTCAGCCATCTTACACTAACCTTATGACTGGCGTGTACGTAATTCAGCAGTCGAGGGTAGATGTCAAGCATCGCCTCGATGTAGTCCGCCTGCAGGAGGATGAACTCTCTGCGGTACTTCCGGGACTCTTTCGTAGCCAGGAGCCAGGGGATGCCGGTCCGGGTAATGTGATTGATCGGGGCAATCCCGAACATCGCCAGTACAGTACCGTCCTTCGCCAGAACAGTTATGCATGCTGTGGATTTGTTCACACCGCGCGTCAGTGCCTCGTGTGGCGTCTCCCCTGTGAAAGCAGCAATCTCTTGGATGTCCGCCTCCTCCATGTTGGCCGCCAGAGCCTCCACGTGCTCGTGTCTCCCTCTTACCAGCTTAACCCTATCCACCGAAGTCGAGCCTCGGTGTCGCGGCCAGTACGGCAAAGGGGAGAGGGCAGGTCTGCCTGATGGCGATGCGTCCGCCGTCATTCCACTCCGCCTGAATGTTGATCTCTTCTGTGTGTGTCTTTAGTGCGATGGTGTCATACCCATCGGACACGTAGCGAGGCTTGATCTCCAGCAGATGATCGAAGTCCGGACCGACCCATCCGCCGCGTGACTTGTACACTTTCAACGCCACGTTATCGACAGACTTAAGAATGCCTTGCACCGTACGTGCTGCTGAATCAACGTCGAGCGTCTCTAGGTCGCACGTGTATCCGAGGCCAACGTGAACCTTGGACGCCGCTGTCGGTAAAGTGATTTCTCCCGAAGAGACGGTAAGACCCTTGACGACGTTGCCGTCCGCCAGGACTGATACGTCTTCGCCTTCGAGGTGGTCGAGATTTGAGATGACGGTGGCGGGAGCGCCATCATAAGTAAGCCCGCTATCAACATAGAAGCAGTCCTCAGGGGTATCCTCTTCTCGTGGTTCCATACGCTCAATGTAACGCACATAGGTTCCATCGATGTACCGTCTAACAATGACATAGGTCGCCGTCCTCCCGCTCTCTGAGATGCACGCCAGGCTTTCATATGTGCCCTGGGTGTCGTGCCTGTGCCATGCGTGGATCTTGTGCTCTTTCTGAAAGGTCATGCCCAGCAGGGTGCCGTCGTCCTGGACACACCGGATGATCCCGTGCGGCTGTTTCGCATAGGCTATCTCTTCGATCACCTTGTCTTTGAACAGGTGATCAGATAGTACAGTCATGTCTGAGTCAGCCAGGCGCTGGGTGCCATCGGTCTCGATAGCGGCTGACGCCTCCAGTGACCACAGCTTGGACCCCTCTTCCTGAACGAAGATGACTGTACCGCCGACGACGACTGGCGTGACGCGAGATGCACCCACGTATGACTGCGGCCTGGCGCCGATGGTCCCGGGTGTAAGGACAAAGTCCGCACCCTCTGATACTTTCCACTCCGCACCGGACGTTAACAGGATCAGCTCGTTCACTGCAACAATGTGCCTGATCGCATTGACCTGACGGGAGTTAATCGTGAAGGTGATTGAGTCGTCGGCCCGTGTCGGTGTCGAGCTGCGCAGGCTGTTGAAGTTCGCCGTCTGGGTGGCATACATTGTCTGTGGGGCGTTGACTGAACCGGCGAAGATCTGCCGCTGCTGGTAGTAGCCCACTGCTGACGGCTTGTTACCCGTACCGTCAAAGGGTTCATTGTCTTCGGGTGGGGCCAGGGAGGTGAGCGGTCCGATATTGTAATCCTCGAACAGCAGGTTAACCGTCTCTCCGATCCACCCGTAAATCCCCGTACCGTTGGAAGGGTCCTTGTAGACGTTGTACTTGACCGCGCCGGTCACAGTCGACCAGGCGATCTTCACCCCTGCCGTCTGCGTCAATGATGCTGTCGTGATGTCAGTCTCGCTGGATGCCAGTGACTCTACACCGTCGGCGTCGATAGCGGTGACGACATAGCGGTATGTCTTGTCGTATGTGCCCGCGCCGGTGCCCACGGCAACCGTGCTGAGGCCGGTAGGAGCCGAGACGGTCGACGCGAAGTCTTTCGCGGTAATCGTCCACGCGTCGTGCGCAGTCCGGGTCAGGTCATAGGGATCGTGATCCTCGTGCGTGATCGTCATGACGTCCGCTGACTGGGTGAATATCAGGTCAGGTAGCTGGGCCTCAGTGTACGGGGTCACCAGCTCGTAGATCGTGGGGCCTGCCCCTACGACAACGATGCCTCCGTCCTTGATCACTCTCATGGTAAGGTGACCGAACTCTAAGGCGTATGTCTGGGTAGTGCTGAACTCGAAAGGGATCAGCCGGTGACGTTTGGTAGAGTCCTTGACCTCTCCGACGAAACGCTGTCCTGCTCGATTGTACGCCCCTCCCTGTGCTCGGATCTCAAAGTTCCGACAGGTAAACAGTCCGAGTGCATACTTGGCCAGGTCGGCCCTCGCGCCCAGCGCAGGGCTAAGCTCGCCTGCTGTGAAACTGCGTTGGGTAATCTCGGGCATACTAGTCTCTTCCAGTTACAAATTGACTCTCGGGTTCTCTCTGGCGGTGGCGCTCGTTTGCATTGGTCGCTTGCGCCTGTGACCGGGCAATACGATAGAGTTCCATCTCGTCCGATTTCATCTTGCGCCCTCGGTCCCCTCCGATGATGGGCACTGCTATTGCGGATGCAAGGTAGTGACTCGCCATAATGATGAACTGGCTGTCATACAAGTTGGGATCTTCGATGTCCTGCAGGTAAACCAGGTGCGCTTCAGGCTCGTCTGTCAGGACGACCTTGTCGCCGTCGATCAGTCCGACCTCGTAAGGTACACGCCTCTCCGGAGGAACCTGTAGCTCCTCATAACGAGGACGTGTCACCAGTCCGTCGACCTCCGCCGTGCGGAAGGTAAACGCCTGTGGGATGTACCCTGCCTTTAAACAGTTGACGGGGTACCGGTAGGCATAGTTCCAGAGCTGTGGTTCGTGAGTCGTGAGAGCCATGGCAACGACAGTCCTGGCGAAGTTCCAGGGCGCGTCACGTAGTACGGCTTTGCGGGCATAGGGCCACCGCAGTTTACACTGCTGCGCTTCCAGACTGGCCTCGGTGAGACTGTTGATACTGGACGCGTGGATGTTGCCCAACGCCATATTGCAGATGTCGACTACGCTTGACATGGCTCACACTCCTTACAGGGTTACAGGCTCGTCGTCGCCAGTGCCTTGGCCGGAGAAGTCCAACTTCTCTTTCTGCTCAGTGGCCTCCAGCTCTTTCGCTTCCTTGTTACGTTTACGAGTGTCGGCAGCTTTCTGCTGTGGCGAGCGGGTGTCGTTCTTTTCCGCTTTACCTGTCTCGGTAACCTGCTGGCCAGGGGTGTCGTCGGTCTTGCCGGGGATCAATGTCAATGAGCTGGGCATAGGGTCCAACTTGACGGGAGTCCTGACAGGGTCATGCTTGCCCCCGGGTGTGCGCAAGATGCCATTCACATAGCATGTTGCATTAACTTTGTATCGGTACATATGCCTCTCCTTGAGGGGGACGTCCTTGTCCCTGATCAACTGTTAACGGTTAGTGGGGCTGCCCATGCTGATACCGGCGGTGATCTTACCGGTGGTCGGGTCAGTACCTGTTACCGTGTACCGGGCGCCAAGATAACGAGCGTCCACGCCGTTAGGCAGTACGTCGATATTGATGGCCTTGCCTGCGATCAGATCAGCCAGGAGAACTTCCTGATTGTAGACCACGGTGCCCAGTGCAGTGGTTGCGCCGACTTCAATCGCGATGTTCAGCGAAGTCAACGTGTTGAAGTCCTCGGTTACCTGCACAGTCACAGGTACCTTGTTACCCTTGCCGATGTCCTGCTCCAGGGGAGCAGCACCGCGTACAGGAGTACCAGGAAGGCCGAGATCGATTACGTTCTCAGAGATAGCGGTGGCAACGATAGCCTGCTGGTCCGAGAAGATCTGGTTGATTGAAAAAATCATATAAACCTCTTCTAGTTAAGAGGAGCCGCCCCACCGTGGGGCGGTCCCTGTTCAGATCCCCAAGCCTTAGGCTACGAGGTCCTCAGTGTTAAGAACACCGTCACACTCACGGATAGGAATACCACGGTAAGTCAGAACTTCCTTACCTTCGATCTCCTTCGGTTTCAGGCGGACATAGTTGTCAGCCGCACCGTCGTTAGTGCCCGCAGCGTCCAGCGCCTCCATGACGTCAGTGTTGCAGTAGATCGCCATGCGACCTCCTGGTACACGACGACCACGCAAGCGGTAGTACGCCTGACGCATGAACTTGTAGATGTCTACAGATCCACCGATCAGATCGCTCACATCGATGTTGCAGATGCGAGAAACATAACGCCAGTCCTTCACTGCCAGACCGAGATGCTGAGTGAACATCTCTTCTTTCGCGTAGAAAGGGTTGCCAGATGCATCCAGGATGCGCTGCTCGCCCTTGTCTTCACGCTTGACGCCCGCCTGAGTACCGCTGGGGTACAACAGTTGGGTCTGGTTATCACCCCAACCGACGAACCATACGGAGGTATTGTCACCGCCTATACCGCCAGCCTTGATGATCTGGTTGCCGTTGGGGGCAGTCACATCACTGAAGCGAGGGGTCAGGCCCATGAACTGCTCTGGATCAGCAGCGTCATTGCCGTAGAAGACCTTGGATACGACCTCCTGTGACATTGACTCCAGGTACGCTTCTGCCTCAGAGAGACGCAGTGCACCCGGGTTCTTGGCGAGGGTAAGCAAACGCTTATCCACGGTGGACAGACCTTCCACGAAGCCGGTGGTATCTTCTACCTGGGCTTTCTGAGACTTGCTCTGGGGGATGCCCTGGTAGAGCTTACCCCATGCAACGGAAGGCAACCCAGTACGGATGGTATGAAGATGCTTGGTACCGTTGTTACATTCAACGGCAATAGCGTCATCCATAATCGGGTTCAGTTCAGCGAGCATCTCGATGACGTCCGCGACGGAGCCATCAGGGTTGTTGCTCTTGTAGCTATCGATTAAATCGAGAAATGTCGAGCCTATAGTGGCCATTAGTTAATCCTCTGGATACATTGATTCTGCACGGTCTTTCTTGCCGCCAGGAGGATTACCCGATCCGGGTGTATCCTCTGCGACAGTCCGACCAACCTTTGCGAAGAACTTGAAAACTTCGGGATGATTACCTATCCCCGTGTCGTTAAACAAGGTCCTCAATTCCGGGCTACCGAACGTATCCATCGCACGTGCTGAGCTGGCGGCATTGGCATTAAACGCGTCCCCGCCGAACTCTTTGTCTGCTTTGGAACTGGCTTCCCAGTCATCACACTGCTTGTTGAAGTCATCACTGACCTGCTTCGCTTCCGCTTGGCGGATCTGAGTGAAGGCATCAACTGCCTTCTGCGCCTGGTCCTGATTCAGACCTAAGTCCTTAAACAGGGGGGACGCTACCTCCATGGCGCCGTTGTCTAACGTCACACCCTCAGCTAGGGTGAAGTCCGCATATGACTCCGGTGCTCCTTCAGGAGTGCCGCCGTCGCCGCCCTCCTGTGTTCCTTCTCCGCCGGTGCCAGCGTCTCCGCCCTCACCGCCTTCATTTGCTGCGGCTGCCGCTGCTGCCTGTGCTGCTGCATCATCGGGGCCACCCTGCCCAGAGCCGTCCGGGATTGTAGTGGTTGTGGTTTCTTCAGCCATTAACTGATTCCTCTATCATCGTTACATAAGAACCGGGTGCCGCTTGCAGTACCTCAGACTCAAGGTAGATCCCTACACACCGCTTCCCGTCGTTAAAAATCGTTTGGTTGCTCTGCCCGTTGAAGCACTGCTGCTTCACACCAGAGAAGGCCAGCAGGCGCCGGACGATGTTGCGCCCGTACTCAGTGGCCATGAGCTGTCGCCACTCCTCCTGTTCGAGGAGCCGCTGCTTAGTCTCCTGGTTTCGCTGTTGTTTACGCAGCTGCTCGTTTGTCAGTTGATCAGGCAAGACCCATCCTCTCCATAAGCTGGGCCATGCTGCCGCCCTCGCTGTTGTCTATCTCACTGGTCGTCTTCGCAGTCTCCGCTGCAGTGGCTGCCATCTCATTGGCTGCTGCCATCTGCTGCTGCTGTGCCTCGGCGGCCATCTTCTCCTCGACTACATCGTCAGGTACCACGAGCCGTGGGCTGGTGCCCAGCGCCTCTGCGTACTCGTCGACTGCCTGCAGAGGGTCGTACTTGTGACGGACCTCAGGGTAGATCTCTGCCATTGACATGACGAAGCCGCCCAGTCTCTCGATCCCGCCAATGGCTGTCAGGCGCTGTGCCTGTGCCAGTGTGGAGATGTACTCGACCCGCAGATCGGCGTTCTCAAGTTCAGGTGGCGGAGGAGGCAATATCCCCGCACGTGCCATGATGTTGAAAGTACGGTCGATCAACGGATCGAGTAGCTCGTTGTGCAGACGCTCGAGCACAGGCCCCAGCATCAACAGTTTTTCTTCGTGCTTCTCTTCGATCTCGCGAGCCGTGATCTGGCGCCGGTCACTGTTGACCAGCATCAGGAACAGGTCCTCGTAGAACGTACGGCTGATCCTGTTCTCTGTTCGGGTGATCTCTTCCTTCAGCTCACTGATGCTCAGGTTCACGTCGTAGATGGACTTGAACCCGCCTGCGTTCATGTCATCAACAAAGATCTTGTCGCCTGGCAGCAGTCCACCGTTGTCTACGTGGTTGCGCAGAGATGACGGTCCCTGTAGAGGAGGATCGACCTGCTTGTCAATCGCCTGGAACTTCCGCTTCTCCAGTAACTGGAGACCCTTCGCGTCGCCTATCGAGTCAATGCCCGGGCAGCTGGTGGCATACACATCGTCACCAGTGACCTCCCATCTCGGAGCCATGATCGGGAACTCATCGAACCCGGACTCCTTGAGGAACTTGTCCTGGTTGGCGCCTACCTCGAGGTAGACCGATCGGTATTTCTTGTTCGCGGCTGTGGGATTCATGTGATCCCGGTCATCATTCGGCTCAATGCAGTGCAGGATCTCTACCCAGTTCTCTGAGTTACCGTTGTCCCACTGGGACTGGACACTCTGGCTGCACTGTTCGTATCCGAACTCTTTGACGACCTGGCCGACGGAACGCTTGTATTCCCTGTAAAGTGTATCGACCTCTTGCCGTCCGTTGATGCCCAGCATATAACTGCCGACAGTGTAAGGCTGACATCTGATGACATTGTCGTAATCCTCGAACACGCCGAACGCGGCAACCCCGAATACACCCAGCTCTGCGTACGTTGCGCTCAGTACGTTGTATGCGTTGGACTGGTTGAAGATCTCACGCATCAACGCCTCAACGTCGTGCAGCCAGGTCTTGACCGCCATGACTTCCATCAGTGCGGTATCCGGCGTGGCCAGTCTGAACCACGGTCTGGCGGGCGATGTGATGCCAGCCATCATGCCTGACGTCTGCGTTCGTGACGCGAGACGTGAGGTGTTGTTGATCTGTTTGGTGTTGCGCTTGTGGCCCTTGTTCACGTCCGACGTCAGGAACCGTCCCCTGTGCGCCAGGTGATAGTCAGACAGCTGCTTCCACAGCGGCATGAACGTGGTCCGCTCTGACTCGAGAGCAGTCCTGCGCTTCAGGTATGGATCGTGTCTCGTGACCTTAGAGGCCATAGCTTACTGGCCCAGCAGCGTCTTGCGTTGAGTGACTGCGCCTTCAGTCAGACCCTGGCTGCCGGTCACAATGGTGGACTGCCTGCCGGTCGTGCGTTTGCGTGGGCCGCCTGCAGCTGGTGTAGCCGTGCGTGCAGCTTCAGGTGCTTTGGCTGGTGCTGCTGGTGCTTTAGGTGAACTCATGCACATCGGTCAATCCTCGGAGGTTAGTGAGTACTCACTTTCGCCAAGTATACATCTATATCAGACATTGTCCAATGGATCGTAGTCCCTGGCGGCGGGCCTGTGCATGACGACATTGGGCCGCGGCTGAGCGAACGTCAGACAGAGCGCATCTGCCCAGTCAGGTGATGCCAGTCCGCGCTTCTTCATCATCTTCTTCGACTCGAGAAGAAGCTGTGACTTGTCGTTGTGGTCATACAATCTGTTGGTGAGATCCGTCTCCAGCCAGTTGCTGCTCTTGATGGCGCCACCCTCGAACAGCCACTGCCTCATCTTCCACCACATCTCTGCAGTGCGCATCTTGTACTTCTTCTCGTCGATGGCATTCTCACCGAAGTTCACATCGATGGCCGGATAGCCCAGCTGCCGGAGCCTGTCGCCTATCGGTCCGCCCATGCCACCCATGTCAACGAAGATGATGTGTGGCTTGTGCCTGTCGAAGATGTCTGCCAGCTTGGATACCAGCCGCATGCTGTCCCGGGTGTCCTCCCCTGGGATGCGGTAGACCCTCTCACTGTTGGCATCGTATCCCCTGCGGAACTGGATCATGTTGTTGTCTTCACCACCCCTGGCTACATCCACACCACAGATCAGTGGATCTCGGTGACTGTACGCCACACGCCTGGCCATGGCTGCACGGACGATGTCGCCCGGTATGAACTGCATATCGCCTGCCTTGGGGAATGCACCCAGGACACGCACTCGGAAGAAGTCAGAGTCGAAGCCATGGTCATCCAGCCACTTCTGGATCTGCTTCTTGTTGGTCATCTTGGCCGTGCGGCTGTCGATGTGTTTGTTGCCCCAGCGGTGTCGCTGCTTGTTGAAGCACTCAAAGAAGCTGCCCTGGTTACGGGTGGGGTTACCGAACGCAAAGTGCATCGGCTCCCCGTCTGTCTTGCCTCCCTCGGCTACCTCCCAGATCTTGTCAGGCACAGCTGATGCCTCATCGAAGATGTAGAAGGGGGTTGAACTGGCTGAGTGCAGCCCTGCGAATGACTCGCTGTTCTCTTCGCGGCAGGTCTGTGCATCACATCTCCAAGTCTCAGGTGCTGAGTCCCGGTAGATGTTCATGTTGCCTTTGCCGTTGTTATAGGTGAACCAGTGACCTGTGATGCAGCGTGCCTTCCACTTGCCCAGCTCACCCCAGGTCTTCGTCTTGAGCTGATCTGATGTGTTGGCAGTGACCACGCCCTTGCAGTGTGGCCTGGTGCTCATGATCCACAGGATGATCCACGCGGTGAACGCAGACTTGCCGATGCCGTGACCTGATGCGATGGCCTCCTGGATGGGGTCCACCGGGTCCACACCGTTGAATCCGTTCTGGATGACCTGCTGCCCGACACTGACCAGCAGCTCCACCTGCCAATCATCCGGCCCGGTGAACCCTTCCAGGTCGCCGTGGTTCCAGTCGAAGGCCCACATCACGAAGCCCAGCGGGTCCGCGTAGAACTGGGATACCTGTTTGGCTACCTCAACATCGATCTGCCTGACTGTCATATGAACGACAGCTCCTTGCTCTCAGGCTTCCCCTGGTGCTCCAGGAGACGCGTTCGCCCCCGGGCAAGGGCATCGGTAAGCTCAGAGTCGGTTGCGACTGCCAGCTTCTCGATGAACGCCTGCACGCCTGCATGCTTGCCTATCAGCTCAAGGACTCTCAGCTTGTCCACTCCCTTGAACTTCTTCACGGCACCGGCGATGAACACGGAGTCCTCCACCTGGTTGCCGAGGAAGTCCGGCGTATCACCCATGCCCGGGGTGACGTACTTCATCTCCCCCACATCCAGGGAGGTGACGATACGCCGCCAGACGACAGGCCAGTCGTGGATGGGTAGCATGCAGCCGGTCTCTGGGTTAGTGATGTCGGCGATGTCTGCCTGCCAGAGGGAGGCCAGCTCCCGCAACACCCAGTCAGAGTCGATCTGCGTCCGCTCACCGCGCTGAAAGATCAGCTCCTCCAGTGAGAGTTGCCCCCCGGGGGATCGGATAACCTTGGACACGGTGGGGGTCGACAGCCCCATCCTTGTGGCCGCCTTGGCGTAGCTGAAGTCCTTCATGTAGTCACGAACGATCTCGCGGTCTCTGAAGGACAGGGTGTCTGTCAGGGGTGTAGTACTCATGTGCCCGATTGTGGCACAGTTAGTGAGTACTTACCAACCTCAGAGGAAGGACAGCCCTGTCTTAATGCAGACCGCCGCCTGCGCTGCCGCCTGCTGTTGCTTCTGCTGCAGGGTGTCCTCTACCCCCTCCTCTCTTCGCAGCTCCGCTGCAGGCATGGAGTTAAGCGCAGTCGCCGTATGTTCCTTCTCCCCCAACAGCTCCCATGCACGGTCCTCCGCCCTCTTCTCCAGAGACCTCTCCTTGCGTTCGAAGGCAGCCTTCCGCGCACTCTCCTTGTTCCGCCTGGCAACATCAGGCCTTCTCACCCTCTGCCTAACACATACACCCCTGAGGGCAGGCTCGTCCTCCGGTAACGCACTGAAGAACCTCTCATCGATGTCCGGTGCCCCCTGGTACTTGACGCCAATAGTGATGAGGTTAGACTTCATTGACTCCACGTAGGGGGCCTCTGCGCTCTTCATAGGCTCGCTGATCACACCGACGAACTCCGTGCCACAGTAGATGTGCCACACGCCCCACGCGACCAGGTCCTTCTCCTCGAAGGCTCCTCCTGTGCGTCGGTACACCGCTGATGCATAGAAGTTGCCTGGTTCAGTTTCTCTTGCCCACACGAGTCGGTAGGTCAGGTCTCTGTACACGAAGGTGTCTCTGTTAGGGGTTATCTTCTTCATCCCGGCTTGCTCCTCTCAGGTTGTTGGATCTCTCATATTAGCACTTTTATGGCCATAAGACAGCAAGACAGCTGAAAAGACAGCAGTTCTGCCCCCCTGTCTTGCCCGCAAGTGACTGTTTCTCTTGAGATTTGTTCCCCGTAATCCACCGATAATACACCAAAACCATTTTGCGAGAAATTGACTACAGGATTCTCCTGCTTACAATTTCTGTGTTACAACTGTCCCAAGAAATCGTAAGCAGTTTCGCTCAGCTAGTACGATTCTATTTTACTGTCTTACTTAACTAATCTAAAAAGAAGAGAACAAATAATATAGAAATTAGTAACTTACAATCAAGACCGTAAAACGCGTGCTGTCTTGGTTTACTGTCTTACTGTCTTAGATAGGCTGCCAGCCGCCACGCAGAGAGTGTTGACGCACCCAGACGCCACTGCAGACCGCAACGCGGCCCCCCAACCTATTTAGAACTTAAAGCCCTTGTAGCTCCTAACAGCATTGCAGTCCACAACATGTGTGATTAATTCCTTGTAGCTGTGAGTGTGGGAGATTACTTCTGTCTCCTCTGTAAATGTGGGAATGAGATGCATCAACCCCTCTAGTACCAGATAGTCATCCACTAAAAAGGGGCCGCGAGGCCCCTTCTTCGTTCTGCACTAATTACCTTCTCTTATAGACTGTCGAGCATCTTGTGCCTTGCCAGGTTCTCTTGCCATCGCAGCTTGACCCTGTTCAAAGAGTTGATGATCACCTGCAGACCCTCGGGATTGGATGACACTATCTTGAGGAGCATCTTACTGCAGTCAGGGTGGAAGTCGATGTCCCCCTGCTCCCTCCCTTCAGACAGGAGGAACCCCACACCGGCGGGGCCTGTGCCGGGAGGGCCTTTGTGCAGCGTGACCACGCCCACATCCCCTTCGCCCAGCTGTATGGTGGGCACACCGTCGATATCTCTACGGACCCGATGGTCCCCTGATTTCTTGATCTTCATTAGTTCTCTCCGTTACGCCAGTACCCGCAACCGAGCACCAGCACTATGACTAAAATAGTGACAGGCATCACCCACCACCCTGATAAAATCAAACCGCTAATCACCTCAACCTCCTCTTAACATTAAAACGAATATGCCGATTACACCGGCGGTTGCGAACATGGTCCCGAGTATAATGGTCATCACCATGTACAATTTCAAGTTCCTCTCGTCGTGCTGGACCGCTATCGCCAGGTCAACCTTGTCCTGCCTGGTCCAGGGGCCAACATGGGTGGAGATGATATGACAGGCCGTGCAGGGAGGGAGCATCACGACGCATCCTCCTTATCAGGGGCCACCAGACTGGTGACCGGCGGCACGAACACTTCATCGAAGTACATGTCCTCCCCACACTCGGGGCAGATCTTACAGTCTTCGTTCTGCTCAGAGCCATAGTTCTCGTGTGGCAGCTCCGGCTGCCGGAAGTCAACCCAGTTACCACAATTGTCACAGACCCATTGATGTTTAGTCATGACTTCCTCCTTACTGTGTCAGGTCGATGCTTGCCCGCCTGCTGGAACACCTGGCGCCAGAACTCACCACACATCGCCTCGAGAGTCTCGGGGTCGAACGCGGACAGGGGCAGGCTGCAGAGCGCAGGAGGTGCTGCGGGGAGAGCCGGAGTAGGCACGAAGGGGAACGAGGAGTCGCTGGGCACGGTGCAGGTCACTGCGCTTGGTACCACGAACCCCTCCAGGTTGAATACTACCTTTGTTTTTATCTTCATTTCTTCCTCCTCTCATTGAACTCAGTATCCAGGCGGCTCTGTATGGCCGTCAGTTGGATCAGGAGCTGCCGGTGACTCAGTTGGTCGATCACTGACTGACTGTGCATCCTGAACAGCTGTGCGGCCTCTTGGGCAGGTGTATAACTCGGGGACCCGTTCACTTCACCACTGTTGATCTTGTCTGTCATGCTGTTACTCCTCCGTGGGATAGTTCCACGATCTTGGCCTCGACAGTTTTCACTGCCAGGCCGGTTATCATTGATACCTTCAGCACCAGTTCCAGGTACCGCAGGTCTGTCTTCTTAGCGGCCAGGGTGGTCTTAGCCATGGCCTCAAGCAGGATGGGGTTGTACTTACTCTTCATAATAGCTCTCCCTCTTGGCTCGTTTGTAGTCTTCCAGCTTGAAGTCGTCACGTTCAGACAGCCGGGGCACACGAACCTTCTCTTGTCGGTTCTGGCGCCGTGCCATCTTCCGTGCGATCTGTGCGCCGTTTATCGAAGGATGTCTATTCATAATGGCTCTCCCACTTGTCTCGTTTGTATTCGTCCTGTTTGCCTGACGGAGGCCCTTTCTTGTGCTTACGGACCCCTGCCCTTCTGGTAGCCCGGCGGTTCTGCTTGCGGGCATTCCTGCCTGCCTTGCCGGACACCATCCTGGACCAGGATTGCTCGCTCATAGCGACTCAACCCTACGTGCCCCACGTTCCCGGGCCAGGTTGACCAGCTTCAGGATGTACTTCTCGTGGACGACGACACTCTTCCTGTTTGCCCTCTCGTGAGTTTGAAGTATGTGGACGTTGGCTATCAGATCACTGATCTGCTCTCGTTGATCCCCCATGTCACCTACTGTGTGGGCCACAAGCTCGAGGGCCTCTTTGGTCTCGGCCAGCTCAGCCATCAGGTCTGCTATGAGGCACCTGTCCTCCTTGACGATAGTCTGCAGGGCACGGATCTCGCCGGTCTGTATCTTGAGGACCTTGTTCTGTTCAACACTGGCCAGGCGAACTCGCTCAATGGCCCCCCTCGTCAGCTTTGCGACATCGAGCGCGACGCCAAGCTGCTCTTCGAGTCGGGTCACCTTGCCGACGTCATTCTTTGATCTGAGCTTTTGCAGCACGTCAAGCGTCACGACCAGTTGCTCCTCCAGTTTGTTTACTCGGAGTTCAGTCGCACGCAGTCCCTCTTCCAGTGACACAACCCTGCATTCAGTGTTTTGGTTCTTGTCCATCTCGTTCTCCTATGCTCATGAGTTCATCCAGTACGCCGGTCACTACCTGCTGCGCACGCTCTGCATCAGTGATATCGAAGGCAACATCCCTCTCCTCTTCTCCCCCGTCACCGGGGAAGGAGAGAGCGACGGTGCAAACACTCAGGGCACCAGGCTTAAAGAAGAACCGCAGTTCCGGATCTCCCGCCTTAGTGTCCTGGGCTATCACGACGATCTGTCCGATATTGGTGTCGAACATCTTCGCGAATTTGTGATTCATGAGTCGGCCCTGACCCACTCTCTCACCTTACACGCTGCCTGGTTCAAGATCTGATTCGCGGAGTTAGCCGCAGGGAGCGCGTCGTTGACTTTCGTGATGAAGTCCACCAGGATGCCGTTCCGGTCTACCAGTTCATTCTTGTAGGCTTTGAGCTGGCTGATGGTGGCGTTCTGACGGGAGACAGCCCCCTGCAGACCCTCGATCTCTTTCCCCCGCACCTCAGCCTGTGTGTATCTGCGCTGATAAGCCTTGTCCAGGCACTCGAATTTCCCATGCAGGTCCTCGATCTGTTTAGCCTGGGTCTGGATGATGCCCTTCTGGTTGGAGTTACGCTCCCTGTACCCTTTGTTCCCGATCTTCAGGGAGGCAACCTGCTCCTTCAGCCGGTCAACAGTACCAGAGGGAAAACCGTTCTCCTTTCGCTCATCAATTACACGACCAATGGCGTTATGATGGCACCGGTGCACATCGTCTCGCAGGGCCATGTTGTCGTTCTGCAGTTCAGAGATCGCCTTCTTCTGAGCGGCATCATTGCGCCATAGGTCCTGGATTACATCAGACTGGCGCTTCCGGTCAGACTTCAACCCTCCGTTCTTCCACTCCAGTCGGTAGGCCATTCCGCGCAGCTGGCTGTTCTGGAAGACTATCTCTTCATTTGTCTTAGACAGGATAGCGTTGGACCTGCCCTTCTTTGCGATAGTGTGTGCCTGCTTGGAGATGATATCTGACTGGGTGCCGATCTTCGCCAGGCGCTCACGGTTGGACTTCTCCAGGATCTCGATGTCACGCGTTGTGGGCCTGAAGCTCCCCCTGATATGCATGGGAATAGGACGGAAACTGAAAGATCCGGGGTGAATGCGAACAGGAGGCTGGCCTGGGCGGATATGCATGGCGCCGGTGCCAAACATCCTGATGTCTTCCCACACCTTCCGTCCCAGCTCGAGTGCTTCTCTCGTTGTACGCTCGGCCTCCTTCTTCTTTTTCTCTTCACCCAGCAGCATGCTAATCTCTGCGTGAAGACGGTCGTGTACTTTGGTCTCTATCTTGGTCATGTCGACATTGGTGACAGTGGCAGCAATGTACCGTGGGTTATCAGTCGTCATGCCCACCGTCTCCAATTTCTTGATCCGGTCCCTTTGACTCCCCATAGCGGCTGACATCACGTCGGTAACCCCGTCCATCTCCTCATGACTGACCTCGAGAGAATCAATCTTATCTTCCAGGACCAGCCGCGACTTGTGCTGAGTGTCAACACAGTCCTCGAGGCCCTCCACCCGGCTGTCCAGGTGTTCGATCATCTTGACCGTCATGCCCTCATTATGGTTAGACGTCTGCACGCCGTCAGTGATTCGTATCTCATGGTTCAGCTGGGTCTCGTGCTGATTCTGCTGCTCTTTTATTACAGCATTAGTTCTCTTACGCTGTACATCTAGTCCAGCATTCAGAGCATCGAGACCGTGCCCTTGGATCTCAAAAGCGGCTTCCAGATTTTCGAGTCGCTGTTTATTTGTTTTCTTGATCATGTGTTTCTCCAAAAGTTGAGCCGTCCGTGGCAGGTTAGTCCTAAGGCAAGTGGCTCGTCAGGAGCCAGAACCCGTAGAAGACCGAAGTGACCAGGGCCATGCCGACGGCGGCTATCCTCCACAGCCGGAGTTCTTTCGTCAGGGTGACGATCTCCAATCGATACCGATTGTTTACGTTGTTGGCCGCCTTGAGCCATGCCTGCACCCGGGTGAAGTCCTCCCTGCAGCGTGCATGAGGGTCGACTCGGGTCTCAGTACGTCGCTGTTTAGCGTTCACCGTTGTCCTCCTCTTCTGCTTTGTTCAGGGCCTCTTCTTCCTCTGCGATAATTGCAGCGTCAGCTTCTTCCTGGCGTCGTTTACGTCGGCGCTCGGAATCTGCCGCGTGCATCTGATCCATCTGATAGTTTCCCATCATGTCTATTCTCCTTGTTTCTGAATGGCCTTGTGGCACAGGCCCTCGTTAATCAGGTTGACCGCCATCCGGCCATAGAAGCCTTGCAGCTCCCATACCATACCTGAGTCAATCATGTTCTGGAAAAGGGCGATAGTCTCTTCGTCAGACAGTTCGCCATTCTCATATTTTACGATGTCATCCAAGTTATCCATGATCCACCCATTCGATTAGTTTAATTCCAATAACGGAGTATTCCGCCGGACTATTCTTCTGTAGTATTGCGGCCACCTTCAGCCCCTCTGATGTGTATTTGCACCCTTCTACTGCTGTGGGATGGTGACTGCCGACCCTCCGCACCATGACCACGGCAGAGTCGTAGCTCTCGTCGACGACCAGGGGGTTGAGGGGTCGGTACACTTTTACTGAGCCAGGCCTCATCTCAGTTGTCCAGGTGACCGGCACACTCGAGAGCGTGACGGATGCAAGTGCCATAGTATTCAGAGGCATCCAGGTCGTCGGTGAACTCTTCGGACGCACCACCGTAGACCACGTTGTACTTGCCGCCAGGGATCTTGTACCAGGAGACCGGGTACTGTCCGGCCACGACGTGCTGGGCTAGTAGGGTAGTGTTACCTGCGCCAGGGGGCATCTGGACTGGTCTCTCACGGATCAGGGGCCGGGCCTCCTCGATGGGGTCAAACAGTTTATCCAGCTGAGCCTCTCGGTCCCCGTAGGACGGCTCGTCCCATGCTTCGACGATCTTCTTTAGAGCATTTGTAAGAATTGCACTCATGATTTCTCTCCTTTCCAAGAATAGTTTTCGCAGCGTTCAACAGCCTGCTCGAAGGTAAAGCGGGTATCCATTGTGTGCAGACGTTTGCCGTCACACGTGCGATACGCCTGGTAATAAGGGTTAACCTGCACCCACTTCTTCCTGCGACCAACACCGTGCCACTTCTGTGCGTAGGTGTACCGCTGGATGGAGAAGCAACCGCACTCGCTGACCCAATGACTGGGGTCTACGGTGCCCAGAGGCATTCTGCTTTGTATGAATTTCATATCAGATCCCTCAGTTGCGCTGCTCTAATGTAGAAGGGTGCCCGCTTCGGGCTGTTGAGTCCGTCTTTCCTGCAGGACTGGGAGTCACCGGTATGCTCACACAGGTTGATCACGATCCGCTGGTCGACGCAGTCCAATGCGAGGAACTGTTCGTCATCGATCTCGAGGACCGCGCTCTCGCCTTTGGTCAGGATCGAAACGGTTGAATGGGGGTATCTTTAACATCTCAAACCTCGCAGGTCTTGGTCAGCTGAGCGAAGCGCAGGGTGATGCTGTACTTGGCCTCGTCGGCCTGGCTCTTGTTGATAGGTTTGCCGTCGTAACGGTGAAACAGGTCGGTGATGACCCAGTCCTGGTTACCGTTCCAGGAGGCTCTGGCTGCCTTAGCGGTCTTGTAATCTCTGCCGTATGCAGGGGTGACTGTCATGATTTTTCTCCTTCCTTGTCCCCCTGGCATCGTGCGGGCCGGGGGACAATTCGCATGGTTTATACGTTGTAATCGTAAACAGTCCCGAGGGGCCGCTGCTCTACTACAGTAATGTGGCCCTCGGCCTCCAACATGTTGAACTGGTGATTCCAGTCCTCAATAAGGTAGATCGGGCACCAGGTCATAACGGCGAACTTGGTAAAAGTTTCGCCGGGGAATTCGGTCTCGAGACAGTACCGCAGGGTCTCGCGATATGCGTCCCACAGTGCCTGCGCTTCGCGGTAGCACGACGAGATGTCGGAGCAGTGACGGACAACAGGGTCATCGTCAGTGAGGGTCAGGTCTATAACTTCATAAGAGCTGGGGCCGATGTGGAAGATCTTAAAGTGGCCAACGCCGCCCTTCAAAGTGCCTTCAAACTCTTTTGCCCATTCAGTGTTACTCATTTCAGATCTCCTGTGTGGAACTGAATCGTCTCACAGTTGTCTCACAAACGCAAACTTTTATTTCACAGCCTCTACCGGCGAGCCTCCACGGGCCTTGGCCAGCTGCTGTATGTACATGTCCCCCAGCTCCTTGCCACTCTTGTGTGCATACTTCTGGTGGTTCCGGATCGACAGGATACGGAGTTGCCTGCCACT